AGGAGGCGTCACATTCTCTGTCGTATGTTTGAATATCCACTCATAATCCCTACCGTCACGCCCATCCTGGCCGTTCTCCACCAGCAGCTCATATTCAGCGGTATTCAGGTCTCCGGTAATGGTATATCCGTAGCTCTTTCCACCGTTCTGCGTCTGCAGGATGCGGCGCCCCTCATTGGTCGTCTGAGTCCACATCGGAGGATTGTCTGTACCACCGGGAGCGACACAGAGAAAGACACGTCCGGCCATCCTGGTAATGCCCATGTAAGGTATATGCTTGCCGGTCTGCCAGTCACCGCAATTGGTAATGCTTGTACCGTCTGCACCCTTGCTGCCAGTCACACAGATGGCGTTCGTTGTGGTGCTTGTACCATCAGTAAAGACTATCCTTGTCCGGGTCCAGATATACCATCCGTTTTTCCACGCCGGAGAGTCTGTCTGCCACTCGCCTCCGGTTGTGGTGGCCGATGAAGAGGAAAGGTAGTATTCTTCGGTAATGGACTTGATGCCCTTGCCGTCGGCCCCCTGCCCACCACTGATACAAGCCGCTTGGGTGTACTTGACTTCGCCATCAGAATAGACAATCTTCGTCCGCGACCAGATATACTTGCCGGCTTCCCATTCAGGGGAGGTAGTCTGCCAACCGTCCACCGGGGCAATGACATTAGACACCGATATCGCGTATTCCACATCGGTAGACTTGATACCCTTGCCGCTTTCTCCCTTGGCCGCATATTTCAGCCAGTCGGCATTGCCGTCTGCCGGTTCTGTAGACGTGCCTTTCTCATTGACACATATCCATGAGCTGCCGTTATGCGTCACCTCATCATAATAGGCATACTTCTCACCCTTTTTCCACGTACCTTTAAATAGCGGTACCCGGAAAGCCTCGCCGGTGATGTCATCCACCTGGAATATCTTGCCGGACATGATGACGTGGCGAAAAACAGCCGAGTAGTTGTCAGCCGGAATACCATGTACAGTACGACCTTTCTTCTTGCCAATCCACGACATCTCTTGTGCCGGCTCGACATCCCAGGTATTGGCGTGGTCGAAGAAAGTGATGCAGTTGTTGCCGTTAACCGTATCAATCAGGATGTACGTCTGCCGTTCCGGGTCTGTAAAGTTACCCGTCTGGGCAAGTACCATCGCATCCCCCGGCTTCCAGTCGGTACCCGGTTTCGGCGTCATGACGAATGTCTTGGCAGTGTAATCGGCAGAAGTCACCCGGAACTTCATCTCCTCGAACCCCTGCAACTTGCCTTCGGCGTTCTTGGTGACGAAGTAGGTGGTCAGAATGTCATCGACAAACTGGCTCAGCCCGTCGGCATCGGTCAGGTCAGGGGTTATGGTATAGCTACCGTCACCGTTATCGCTCCATTCCTTGACCGTACACCCACCTCCGGGAGAGGCACACATCCTGCCTTTGAAATAGGTCACACGGTTATAGGCTACTTCCGGAAAAAACACACGCTTGCGGAAAATGCCCTCTTCCATTTCAAGGATGCCATTCTTATCGATACACCCTCCGGAAATACCGCTGATGAACTCGCCGAACTTGACCCAATCTCCGAAGGTTATGGGGAAAGGAGTGCCGTCAGCTCGGTCTTTGTGAAGGAACACCTTTGATAATTCTTCGATGCTCATTCCTTGTTGAATGAGTTCAAGAATGCCAATAAATGTCCGTCCAACCCTCTCTGCGGTATTCTCTCCCTCAGAAGAGGCGTTCCTTATCTGTAGAGCAAGTTTCCTTAATATGTCAAGTGTATCAGGCATTATTCACCAAGTACTCTAAAAGTTACACGATTAGCATTAATCCCTCCATTTCCCCTATACAGCGGAAAGTCTTTTTTGTTATCATTCAAATACCGAACACATTCTTTCATATACCTATCAGCAACAGAGA